CCCAGAGGTTCGGGTGTCCTACAACACGCCTACGTCCTTCATTTACCAGATCCGCGATGATACAGGCATATGGTACCCCTTTCGGGGACGCGCCCTGTAATCTTTTCAGGTGACCGGCCAAGCTAAACCAACATTTCGCTGCAACCGCTGTCCCCCCGCCCGTCCTTATTCTCCAACAACGTATCATCGATGCCTCCACGGATGATACGCCGATTCGTCATAACGATCTCTCTGATATGACTCGGCCGAAAAATAAGTCTCTAGGGTAGGGGCGCTAAACAGTGTGGCGTCTTACGGCGTTAGACCATCGCTTCATTTCTTCGAGGAGAATTTTCCAACTTCTATCAGGCATTCATCGGCCGAAAAGCTACTGTAAGGAGGCAACTCTTCGGTAGGCTCAATCATTAAGGGAAACGTCTCCTCTCTAATTGTCCTAGGCGTCACAAACCATCTTCTTGTCTCAGACCAAGTAGGCCTACTCAACTTAGTATTCTCGCCGAACCCGAAGGCAGGTCTAAAATTCGGTCGAGTAGGTCGAACCTCGGATAGTTTCAAGAAGAAGTCCAAACGTGACCTCTTCGCCAATGATTTAAATTCACATGAAAATTTCCATGCGGCCATCTCCCGGGCGCTCTTCTTCCTGTCATCTCTCGTTAATGAGCTTGGCTTGACAAATACGCAACGATCCTTCGGCACTACCACATTGTGGTCGGGACCAAGAAAAGGTACGTCATAAGTCAATGGACTCATTAAGAGCGAAAACTTTCTAGTAATTCTCCACGCCAGATCGCCCCGAAAGCCAAGTTCTAGAGTAGTCAAGCGCTGGTTCTTCAATGTCCCTAAGTGCCATTTGAAAAACTCAACTCCTGCTCTATAACGCTGGTTTCCGTGAATTCCGACGAGAAAACTTTCAAAAGTTTCCGACAACGAAGTAACGTCCTCACACTCTCTAAGCATACCGAATCTAAGGGTCTGGCGAACGACGTAACGACCGTGCTTACGCACTATCAACGTCGAATTCAAAGTCCCATAAGATTCGGACACACTCGTTTTTGTCTCTTCGACTTCAAGCCCTAGATGCTTAACTGTATCCATCCACTCCCTTGAGAACTCGGGTGAGGATTGGAACAGAATATCATCGCCATTAATCAGACAAGGCTTATCTTCGCCGCCCGCCCATGCAAACGCAATATAATTTTGTAAGCATAGGAGCGGAAAACTTAAATAAGACCCCATCATCTGGCCTCTGGTAGGCGTGAAGTCAATCCCATGTTCAAGCGAAAACAAATTAGGCCTTAATATACCGATCGCGGCCTTCTTGACAGACTCCGGCACAGAGACCGCAGTTGAAAGAAGACTTTGAAGTATAACCTCGGCAACCTCTAGGGAAAGGTTGTCAGTGGCCGATTTGTAATCGCCTGACGTGAGAAATTCTCCTTCTATTCTTCTAAACCCTGCATTACGCAATCCTTCAGTCGTGACATCGCCACGGTTTAACCATTTCTCTCTCGATATTTTGTCGTAGACCGCCTTGTGAAGAGGCCGTAGACAAAGTGTATCGGGAGAAAACTTAGTTAAAGCACGTGGCTTGCCAGCAGACTGAACGACGATCATCTTAGCAGACCGATCAAGACTAAAATCAGGCCCCATAAGGCAGGCCTCAATGAAGTCTGAATAATCAAAATCGGAAGCAAGACATCCGCCTTCAGATCGCGAATGCTCAGTAGTAGAAGATAGAGGAGGAGAGGTGGTGAGTACGTGATCTTCGTAAAGGCCGCGGTCCCAGCCACGTCGAAAGATTCTAAGAACCAATCGACGGGCGAACTGCAAGTAACCTTTGGGAAGAGCGCGTGCCGGGGATGACAATTTGAAGTGAAGGTCTGAAAGCATATTACGCTCCTGACAACGGCAAGAAGCCGGTAGGAGTTTCTTTATGCTTTGCCAAGCCATCACTTCAACTTGGTCATTGGAAGGGCAATCCGATATAATCCCCTTGATCTTCTTAGCATAATCTTGGCACCATTTAACTGGCGCAAGGTCATACTGAAGAGGGTCTTTCTCGAAAATGCGCTCCCACGACTTGATGGCCTCATGTACTGTTCTCATAGTACGAGCCTGATAGTCGCGGCATTGTCGCGCAGCGGGTCGAATATCTGAAGTCATGTAAGCCTTTATGAGCGTTGACTAAGATATGCAACTCAAGGTCCAAAC